GGTGCTTTGAATTTTGGATATGATGTTTTCCGAAATGGTGATTGGGCTGAAATTATACCCACGATGCCGAAAAAGGAAGCTTATGAAAAGTTTGGTGTAATAATCGTGTGATATGGCTAAAAAATGGATTTATACCCTATTGGGCGGTTAAAAAATACGTGTTTGATTTTTGTTTTTAATAGCATTGGATTGTTGTTTTAATTTAAACTCATGGCTTATCCATAGCTTTAAATCACGTCCATGCGCCACCTTGAATCTGCTTTTAGTAAAACCATGATGATAAATTAGTTTTGCTTTTGCCAAACTACTAAAAACCCCTCCAAAAACTTTTACTTCTCTAGGAACGGGGTTTCCATCTAAATAATAAGCTTCTTTTAAATCATCTGAACTAAAAGCCTTAAATTGACTTTTAATCCAAAGTTCAGCAAAAGAAAATATCATCATGTAATCGGTTTTATTTCCGAAGATAACACTTTCGATTGCTTCTTCTTTTGATTGAATGTTTTTAGCCATATCACACGATTATTACACCAAACTTTTCATAAGCTTCCTTTTTCGGCATCGTGGGTATAATTTCAGCCCAATCACCATTGCGGAAAACATCATATCCAAAATTCAAAGCACCGTCAATATCTAATGCTTTTCTTTCGGATAATTGGCAAATTTCTCCATTATCAAAACCTTTGATAAAAACACCTTCTTCATATCCTTTTCGAACACCTTCTGCAATCATTAAAGGTTCAACTTCCGAGAAGTTAACTTTAATATCATCTTTGGTTGTTGAAACAGGAACAAATAATTCTCTAAAAAGTTTTGTTAATGGAGTAAAACCATAACACTCGAAACCAAGTTCTGCTTTTTCTTTTGGACAATAAAAACCTCCCATTGGAGTTTCCATCCATTTTCCTATTTCTAATTCATTAACATTTTCTTTCAAAACCTTCGAGAACCATTCTTCAAGAAGAAAATCAACTCTTTCTTTGTGAAGGGTGTTTTTAAGTTCTAATATCTGCTCTTTGGTGATTTCAAGCTTTTCTTGTGTGCATTTCATATTTTTTTTTATTAAGTTATTATTTAATCATGTTTAAAGAAATAGTTTTATAGTATTCCAATCCTAATTTTGCTTTGGAAACTAATTTTTGGTACTTCTCTTTATCCCGATAAAAAACGAATGTTTTAATACATTCTTCTCTTTTTATTTTAGGATTATTTGAGTAAACCAAATTTTGTTCTATTTGGTCATAAATAGGTTCCATTGCTCTTTCAAACGCATCCAATTCTTCGGGGTTCATATCACCTGAGTAATACTTCCATTTTTCCAAATCTTTCTCTCTTTGCACTAAATGTTCGGGTGTATCAACCAAGCAAAACTTCAAATGAAACTCATCAGCATCCCATTGTTCCATATAAACAACACCTTGTGTTTCATTATCCAATGATGGCTTTGCATTTATAAATGTTTCAGCATCCCAACAAGTTTTAACATCGATAACAATCTTTTTTGTCCCAAAGTCTTTGAAAATATCACACTCTCCAGTGAAGAACTCATTCTCTCGTCTTTCTTCATTTTTCGAGTAAGCAATGTTTTCAACTTCGGTCAACAAAGTTATTGATTCTTCTTCCTGAAATAAACCTTTGTCTAGGAATTTTGATTTAATGCTTTTGACAATTCCTTTTTCATATTTAAGCCAAACTCTTTTAACGTAGTTTTTTGCTGTATCTGAAAGTTCGGGAGTCGAATTACGTTTAGTAATTAATTCTTCTAATTCAGAAGGTTTTAAAGTGCCTTTCCATTTTACTTTGTTCCCATTTTTATTTACACCAGTATCACGTTCAGAAATCAATTCTTCAATTCGCAACCTGTTTACTTCTGTAAATTCAGTTCCTTTTTTCTCAGTCATTAAAGCACCTGCGGAACTAGCATTGAATAATATTTTTTTAGCTTTCATTTTTAAAGTTTTTCTAAGTAGTCAATAAATCGTTTGTAAGCCTTAACCTGCTTGTTGTCTATTACAGTTTGAATAGTTTTAAAGTCGTGGGATTGAATTTTAGATTCTTTTTCGGAAAACAATTTAGTTAGTAATTTTAAATTAAATTCATCCCTATTAACCACTTTTTCGCTAAAAACTAAAATATCTTCTAAATCTTCATCCCTATTTATATTAGCTCCAAATAAATTACCCAGCCTTTTAGCACCGTTTTTAATCGCTCTTGAGTAAGCACTACCTACAGCTAATTCTAAACCATTGAATTTCATTGTAGAATTGAAAGTATCAATAGATGCTCCTTTGTCCTGTTGGATTGCTTTTGCACCTATTCCATCTACTTCTTTATTTTCTAAAGTAATTGGACATTTATATCGTATAGTAGCAATAACAATAAAACTATTCAAATCTCGATATGAATTTTTAATAGAAAAACTCACTTGTTGAAAAAACATTTGCCTTAATGATTCCTCTACAATTCCAATTGGGATGTAATTATAATCCGTTCCAAATCCAGCATTTTGTCCTTTTGCAATCAATTCAGCCTTCATGTTTTTAATCATAATAGGCTCCTGATTCAAAGCATCATTAAAAATTTTAACTTTTTTCTGTAAAGTTTCGGCTTTTTCAATTTTAGACAAAAAACTAATTCCGTCAAACTCTACTACTGTTATTTCTTGATTTTCTTCCATTTTATTTGTGTTGTTAATTAAAAAGGTGTTTTTTGTTTTGGTATCATTTCAATATGATTATTAATATCTGACTTTTTAAAAAATTTAGTAGCTATAAAATATCCTACAGAACCTCCGTTTTTGGTACATTTTATAATTCTACCAGTTTGGCAGTTTATTACTTTTTTACATGTACTTATTTTATAATACGGATAATCTTTAAATTGCCATTTTACTGTAAAATTTACCTGTACAATCATATTTTAAAGTATTGATTGTTAATTATTTAAAATATATTAAAATAGCTTGTAGCCGATAGTTACCGCCAATACTACACGACTTCATAATCGAGAAGTATTTTGGTAATTTCACGTTTTACAAGTTGGTGCTTATCATTTACCTGAAATGATTTTGGATCGGTATAAAGTCCTTCTGTAATAAATGGAACTCCGAGAACTTTAGAACTATCTTTTTCAAATCCTAATTCTTCAACAATCCAGATAGAACCTTTTGAGCAGGAAACTGTATGAAATTCATCAGAAGTCATTTGTAAAGTCGCTCCTATCGGCAAAGAATAATCTTTAATGATTACATTAGTTTCTTTTAGATATTTTAAACCATTTCCACCGTTTAAGGGACTTTTATAATCAAATTCAGAAAGTTCAACTGTATGACAATCTACAATTTCACTTCTATAAGCTACAACGTGTTTAACATCGCCTTTGATTGTCGTTAATTTAATTGGGTAACGATGTGTATGCAATTGCACTTCGAAAGGTTTTAATTTTTCATCAGCAATAAATATTCTAGTCAATTTACCAAATTCAGTTCCATCAATCACTAGAGAGAATAACCCTTTGTGATGAACATCATTCATTGAAAGTTTTAAACTTTCTTGATTAGTGTTTTTTAATAAATCACAAATCTTTTTTATATAATCTTGTTTTTTCATAGTATTTAAAAATTAGGTTAATCAATCCGTACTGGTGGTAACATATGATAAGAGCAATTTGCAGAAACTCCGCTCTCCGAAACAGCTTCTGTAGTGGCAAACTGCTCCTATCATCCGCCGTTAGGTAACATTTCCTGAGTGCCATTCAACATATTTAATAATAGCCTCAAAAACAGTTTTTATAAGAGGCATTCCCTCGTTTATAACTTTTATATCTTCAAACTCTCCGTTCTGTAAAGCGTGAATTTTACATTCATCTGAAAATATAGTAACCCAATCACGTTTATTTATTTTCTCAACAACGGGCATTAGAAAATCCCAAGATTCGTTATAGTTTGGTAACGCTTCATAGTCTTTCATTTCAGCATTGTTGTAATAGTAATATTCTTTTCCAGAATGTTCACTTATTGCTTTTATCGGTTCTATACCCATAAACTTTGCGATAGAAACGTTGCCTAACATATGATAATGGCTATTGCTAGATTGGTCTTGAACTGAATTATTATCTTGTGTTTTCATTGTTTGTTTTTTAATTTAATGATTGTGTTTTTATAGTAGCAACAGCCACTATCATCCGCCGTTAGGGTGCATTACCCCACAATACGTTTAAAGACGTGCCAAACCAAACCATTAGGCATAACACAAGTATCTATAAATTCTCTAAATACATCTTTTTCTATTGGATTACCTGTTCCAAATATTTCTATTTCGTAAGTTGGTCTTACTTCGTTATTAGTTTCACCAATCGCCCATAAACATAAACTGTTTCCTTGGTTTTTTACCGATATTATTTCTGAATTATAAGGCATTTTTACTATCTGCCTATCTGTAATTTCTAAATTGTACTTGTAAATCGTTTTCATAAGATATTTTGTTTTAAATAAAAGTAACGCACCCTAACAGCTAGTATATTTCAGATTGGCATCAGGCTTAATTAATAATTGATTTTGTGTCAGATTTATGGTTTCTCAACCGAAAGATTTGGCTTTCTTGTCCCAGCCGAAATTATACTAGCGAAACGTTACTTTTTAAATAAAAAAAACGCTCCAAGTGCAAATCCAAAAATAACAACACAAACGATTACTATTTTTATGAAAAGAGCAAATGTCATGTTTGCCCTTTCATCGTCATAATTATTTTCCATTTTATTTTTCAGTTAAAAGGTTGAAATATAATTTGAATAAATGATTTTGGAAGTTTCTTGTTTTGTCTCCGTAACCACTACGATTGTGTTCGTTTTCCTCAATAATTATTTTAGCTATATAAGGGATATCCTCGTCAATTAATTTTGTGGAAAGAATTATTTTTCCTTTTTCAGCCAAACCTAAAATATCATCCTCAATAAATACAGCGTATTTAATATCAATATCCGTCAATCTGGAATTATATTTTGTGTTTTGTAGCGTTCCCAAAGCGTCAATAATTTTATCTGTCAACATCTCAGAAGGATTTTCTTCTAAGATATATTCTGCGCTTGAATGTTTTTCTGACATTCCTAAGACATCAAGTCCTTCGAATTGTCTAAACAAAGCGAGTAATAAATTTTTAGGCAAAATAATTCTGTCTTTTAAATCATGACCTTTACAGAACATCAAAATTTCTGCTGGGACATATTTTTTATCCTTTACAACTTCATGCCAAACATTTGAAAATTGAACATAAGTACTAAAATCAAGTTCGTGTTCAAAATATCCTGCATTTCCACCTTTTAAACCGTTAATTAAATCTGAAATTAAATTTTTATTTTCGGTCAATTTCAAGCCTCTTGCAATATTTATTTTAGCAGAATAATTGTCCGACAAAACACGACTTTCATTAATTGAAAAATGTTCTGAGTTGTAAGAAAACAAAGATTGTGTTTGACTATCGTGTGAACACAAAATTCCTTTTCTGAATAACCTCAAAGTTCCATCAGTTGTTTTTGGATAAACAGTACAATAATTATTTGATGAAATTACATTTGGGTTTTTATCGCAGAAATAATCCATGAAATTTTCCATAAAATGTGCGACATCTTTTGTTTTTTCGATGTAAATAGTAGTAGTTCCAATTTCTCCAAAAGGATTATTTGTTTCCTGCAAAAAAACATTTTCGTCCTCGTCTAAAGCATTAGAATAAATTTCTCTAATTGGCGCAAAAGGAATATCCCAATCAGTCCCGCCCATTGTTGTAGTCATGGAGGTTTCCTGTCCATCAACCGAAATAGCTTTGTAGATTTCATTTCTGAAACTTTTTTCTACGATGTCAAATTTTATTTCCCTATCTCCTTGAAATATTTTAAAATCGATTTCATTTCTTAGCATGGATGCAATGGAATATTTTAACCCACTTCCAAAATAACCAATTTTGGTAGAATCCTCACGTTTGGAACTAGCACCAATTAAAGTAAAAGCTTCTATTTCAATTTCTCCAGCCGATTGAATTTTTAAATAATTTTTCATGTGTTCTATTTTTTTATTTTTAGTTAGTTTTTAATTGTTGTAAAAGGTTTTTAATTCCTCGTCCCGCCTTAATTCCTTTTCCGTTAAAATATCCGCTATAAGGGAAAAGAATTATTTTGTTATTATTGAAAATAAATTCAATTTTCGTTTTGTCTTTAAAGGCAATTTCTAAATTTAATTTCTCCAATTCATTAAGAGCAAATTCAAACCTTTTAGGGGTTAATTCGTGTTCTCGTTCTATGTTTAATCTAGCCATAATCAATAATTTTCGTCTAAAACTATCTCATTAATCCGACCAATAGTATAATCGTTTAAAGCCCAAAGAATATCATCACTACCATTAACAAAAACTTGGTACGATACCCATCCACCTTTTGAATTTGTTTCTTCTTCGGGTTTTTCGTATTCCCCGTTTACTTCAAACTCAATTCCTTCAAAATTAATTCTATGATTTTCCATTATTCAGTTGCTTTTTTTACTGCATTTAACATTTTACTCAAAACATGGTCTGGGTTTTTATCCCAATTTTCACCTTGAACTTCCTCTAATACATCAAAATAATATTGTGTTGATTGTAATAATTCAAGTGAGTGTGAAATTAATTTTGCGTTTGCTTTCAATCTATCAGGATTCGTACTACCATCTAACTCTAAAGTACAAATGCTTTCACCATCATATTTACCTTGTATTAAAAAATAAGGATTTGTATTTTCTTCTGAAACAGGAATTTCTTGTAAATCCAAAGTTTGGTTTTTTCCTTTATATTTCATAATTTTTATTTTGTTTCTTCATCAACTTCAAAAATAGTTCGCAAGTCAAAACCTAAAGACTTAGTAATTTTGTCCAAAGTTTCAACTGAAAAATTTCCCATTTTACCCCGTTCTATTTTTGAAATAACGGTGTGATAATTGGGGTGACCAAAAGCCAGTTCCGACAATCCTACCAAAGTAAGATTTTGATTTTTTCGATGATGGTGAATAAATAATCCGATTTCATCTTGTAATTTTTTTTCTAACTCCATTTTTTGATTTTTAATTATTTTCAGTTACTATTCTTTTTATCGTTTTCAAAGCCTCTTTTTTCGTCATTTGCTCCATTCCTTCGGCTTTGCTTTGTTCGTCCGTAAAAATGCCATTTCTGTCATTTCTAGCAAGCAATTCTAATAAGTTTTTCCTTTTCCAAAGTTTTAATTTCGGTAAATCTGAAATTTCTAAATTTTGCATGATTATTTTTGTTGTTGGTTCTGCCATTTTACAAACTCTACACAAGCATTATAAACTGCTTGAATTTTAGTTCCTGCATTTTCTGAAACATAAATTTCGTCACCAAAAGCAATTCTACAATCTTTATATTCAATTTTCACCACTTCATCATTGGGTAAAATACTTTCAATTTTTTCAACAACTTTCATTAACCAATTCCAATCAGAATGATATTTGGAATATTTCGCTATTCCTTCGATAACTTTATCAATATCATTTTCACGAATTGAGAAAAAAGGCATATCTGAAAAACTATAAATACCATCCATTTCACATTTAGGCTTTAATCCCATAAACTCAGCAATCAATTTATTATTTTCTGTATTCATTTTTTATTTTTTAAATTCCAAAATTGTTTTTATTCATTCCAATGTTTTTCCCTCCGAAAAGGAAAAAAGAAATTTTGTCGTATAATGCAGATAGTGTTTTCATGGTTTTAATTTTTTAGCAAGTATTTTATTTTTTCGTTTTCTGAATTTCTGTTTTTAGAAATTTCAATCGCTTTAGATTTTAAGACTTTTATTTCCTCAAAAATTGAAATTCTGTTTTATATTGGTTTTCTTGAATGGTGATTCATAACATTAGTTTATTTGGTGTAAAACTTTTTTTCTGTCTTTAGAACTTCTTATTTGAAGCGAATAATTATATTTTATAAATAAATCCGCTAGACTATCAGCCCAATTTTTCAAAGTTTCTAATTTTTCAAAAGGAATTAAACAAGCATACATTAAGTTTGGGGCAAAAGTGAAATTTTGCAAACTTGATAAAGGTTCAAATTTATTTTTCGTTTTCACATAAACCATTAAATTGCAATCCTCAAATTTTATCTTTTTAAGATTTTCCATTATACTAATTTTAAAATTTTACAAAACGTTTTTGTATTCCAGTAAATTTTTTAGCAATAGGACGATTAAGTTTATCGATTTTCAAAAACTGCCCTACGTTTAAAGTAATTTCGCTTTTGTCCCAAAATTTAAAAGTAGTAGAATTAAAAGCCGAACAAATAAAACTATTTACTTGCTCGTTTGTGGTTTCATTAATCAAAATTAAATCATGTGTATCATTATTGACATACATTCTGAATTTTTCATTTGTCCAAAACTCGTTATAAGTTCGAGGCGAAGCGGTTAAATTTTTCATAACTTAATTTTTAATAAATTTCAAAGGTTGGCTTTGCACTTGGTTTATTATTTCATAAACTGAATTTTTACTTAGTTTCTTAGTTAGAATTAAAGTAAAATCTTTTCTAATTTGAGACTCTTTTTCAGAGCCTCCCCAATTATTTAAAAATCTTTCTTTGCCTAATTCGTACAACTCTAATCCTTCGCCATAAATAGCAGTTTTCAGACTGCTAAAATAAACAGATAACAAAGTCTCTACATTTTGACAATTGCCTAAAAATCGTCCGTCCGCTATGATTGTCCCTTTAACTAAAGTATTTATTTCCATTGTATTAATTTTTTTGAATTTCTAAATCTATTTTCGCCAAAAATGACAGCAATTCCCACATAGTGAAAAAGTGCCTTTCATGAGTTCCACAGTCCACAGTGTAAAAATGGAATTTCGCTTTTGATGGTTCTATTAGCATTATTTTTCGTTTTTAAGTTTATAATCAAGCCAAAATGTTTTTAAATTTTCGGGTATTAATTCAAATTTTATATCCTTTATTTTTGACAAAATATATTTCCTTTCCGAGAGACTATATTTTTTTCTTACTAATGACATCATAATTAATTTAAAGTTGGACAATAATTATATTCAATTTGCTTTATAATACAAAGCTTATCAAAATCGTTTGTTCTTTCATTAAATGCTTTTATAATACTTATTTTTTCCTTTTCGCCAATGGTGGAAATACTTAATATTTCAATCAATTTATTTTCTAAAAATGTACGTTTCATTTGTGTTAATTTAAAATTACAGTCAAAATAGTTACTAAGGACAAAAACAACAAAACGGACTTTATTAATTTGTCCGCTTCGCTTGAATTTCTTTTTTTACTACGCATAACTTAAAACTTTAATTAGTTTCTAAAAATCGTTTTAAAGCTGTTTTTGCATTATTCATATAACACAAATCAGAACCCGCATTTTTAGTAAAAGAAACATACTTTTCATTAGTTTCTTTATTCAAAAAAGTATCAATAGGGAAAGCCGTAATATTTGTTTTTATAGCTATTAAAGTGCTATCTTTCATTAAAAACCTTTCCGTTTTTTCAATATCAATTAAAATTTGTTCCAATTGTAATTTTTGTTTTTTAGATAGTGCCATAATGAAATTATTAAGAAGTTATTTTTTTTGTTACCTCCCGCAAAAGCGGGAACGCTTTGAGCTTAAAACCTCTTTTAAGTCGCTCAAACGACTATTTTTTAATATTTGAAACTATATACACATCAAAATTTTTACCACCTGCCACGCTTTTAAAATCTAAACCTATAGTGTTAAAAATATCTTTGTAAACACTAACACCACAGCCACCCTCAAAACTTGGTAACACTCCATAACCTGAACCATAACCAAAAATATTGTGATTTGATAGTTTTAAGTTTTTTGCTTTATTTGCAACATTATACAAATTAGCTTTTAAAACATTACTTTGGTTTAAGGCTTTACTTATCGCAGTACTTAATTTATCATAACCACACCCACCAATTGAGCCACTTTTAAAATATTCGCTATCCCTGTGACCTGCTTTATTTATAAAATAAACCCAAATTTCCGCATTTGGATTTGCTCCCCATGTAGCAGATTTTGACCACTCAACAACTATTTTTATTTCAGTTATTTTAAAAAGTGAATTTTCAACCTCTGCAACATCAGCAACTTTTTCGTTAATTCTCTTAATGCTGTTTAGTTTTATTTTGTCATATACAGATTTTTTAAACTGTAAAAAAGAAATATTTTCAATGGCTTTTAATTCTTTTTTAGAAAATAAACCTCTATAATAAGCATAATTTAAAAAGTCGCTTACCTCTGTTTTATCTTCAAAATTTAAAGATCTTTTCAATTCTGTTTTAGCTTCTGTATTTATTTTTTTGATTAAATTTTTCATGATAGTATATTTTATAAGATAGATTAATTATTTCACTGTGTTGTATGTATAAGGAGGATATTTAGAATAATTAAGATTTTTATTAATTCGGGTTAATCTTTCAGCTAGCCAAAGATTTTCTGTTTTCTTAATTATTTCAACCTGTCCAGTATTGTTATATAATAATTCATTATAAACAACATATAATATTTTTTCATTCATAATAACTTATTTAACGTGATAATATTTTATGATTACCTCCACATCTGCAATGGCTACGAAATAGCCATCTACTTTGATATAGTTTGCATTACAAACCGCCTGAACTTTACCAGTAAGAACATAAACCGAAGATTTGGAACCCACTTTTATTTTAACTGCATCACCTTTTTTAAAGGTTTTATCAATTCCTTTATTATTCCAAAGTTTTGGTTCCTCGATATTATTAGCGATTGCAGAAAAAGAAACTAGTAAAGCGATAGTAAGTGTAAATTTTTTCATGATATAAGTATTAAAAGTTATTGTTGTTTATAAACTGTTTCGCTATCTTTTAGCTCATCAGACAAGGAATAAACCTTGTTACAGTCTCAGCGTATTTATATTTAAAATACTACTGGATTTCGGACTTCATAGAATCGATACTATTTATTCCTGAGTAATCACACCCGCCTTTATAGTTTGGTCAACTTTGCAACTAATAAGGAAATCGCAACACCTGATATTTAAAGCCTTTTACTCGGCTATCAAGAGAGATAAACTTTACCCCTTTTGAACTATTCAAAGATAGTTAAATATAACTATTATACAATACTTTAATATGTTAAATTTATGTTAAATTATATAAAAATAACTAATACTAAATAAAGCTATTTAAAGAGGGGTGAAAACAAAGTGAGTACAATATACTCAAAGTAAAAAATCGTTAATCCTGAACAACGCAGGAAAGCCAAAACAAAGAAAACAGCCCAGCATAAGAAGAAATTATATAACTTTGTTGAAACAAAACCCAACAAAGCAATGAAAGAACAATCCAAAATAACCACTATCAAAATAAACCAAGCAAAGAAGTACACCGAAGAACAAAGAGAGCAAGTCTTTTCCGAAATACTAAACCAACTCGTTAACGGTAAAAACATAGCAGAGATACTCAAGAGCGATAACAAATACCCTTCACCTACTGAGTTTTTTAAATGGCTGATAAAATACCCACAATTCAAAGACTTATATGTTCATGCACGTGAGGTAAAAGCACACGCTTTATTTGATGAATTGCTTATAGTTGCTAGTGGTGGTAAGGGAAAGGATTCTATTACTAAGGTTCAACGGGACAGACTAAAGGCAGATACTATTAAATTCTATATAGCTAAGATACTGCCTAAAGTGTACGGGGAAAAGATAGACCTTACCAGTAACGGTGAAGTTATCAATATAATCAGTCTAGGCACTGGAATAGCACCGCCAGCACTGGAGAAGCCCAGCATTGACACTGATTACATAGATGTAACGGAGGGATAAGGCAAGTGTATATACAATAAGAGGCTACTGTATATACGTAATAGCATAATAACAAAGCATAACGTATATACGTATATACAGAATAAGCACTATCTTTGTGTATTAATTAATCAACTGTATATACATATGGCAAACACAAGCAAGTACAAAGGAGGGAGCACGCTAACAACATTCAGACTACCAACAGATAACTATCAGGAAGCAAGGGAGGCTATTAATGAACTGTTAAGAGGCTACGAGATAGGGCAGGAGCAAGCCAAACAGGAAGCACCCAAGCTGGTAAAGAAGTCAAGTATTAAGCCTTTATTAACTGGTAAGCCTATCGCCTACCAATGCGGATGCACCATTGAAAGCGGACTACTTAAACGGGCTAAAGGTTGCAAGAGGGGAAAGGCTGAACATATGTAACTATATACCCCCTTTGAGAGCCACAGCAAGCACCCCCGCCCCCCCCCTGAGCCAGAAAGGCAACCGGGTTGTATATCCCCTCGTAGTAATTTTCTATTCAGTTTTAAGTTGCCCTACTGTGTGGAGAATAAAAGGATTATTGTGGCGATGAGTAGGTCTTTTTCTATTGCTGTTTGTAGACTTAGTGGTAATTGATGTGTTATACTGCTTTATGGATTATCGTTTATTGTAGGTACTGTATTTTATTCATTACAATCGTTAAAAAGCCGAAAAAAAAATCGAATGAAAAGATGTTGTTTTTATTGTTAATTTTATGCTATGGGAAATACATATCGACATAAGTTTCTTGGTAAATGGAATAATGGATTTCAGGATATGGTTCCGATTTCTATTAAGAAGTTTTGGAATAGGCATAATTTTGATAAAGGCGAGTTCTTAGCTTTGCGTGCAAAAAATAGAGTTGATGTTCTTGATAAGGAATTGTATAAAATATTAAAAGATTGGGAGTGATTAAACTGAAATCTGAAATCAATCCGTTTGCGCTGGAGACAGCAATGCATTATCGGGGAGTGTCTATCGGGAAACTATGTAAGGATATGAATATCTCGAAATTTGATTTACTGGATTTCTTTAAAGGATATTATGCTGTAATCCCTGAACAGAAGTTGCGGGAGGTTATGAAGTATTTGGATTTTCCTTTTGAGTTTTTACATTCGAATATCAAGCCAATAAAAATTCTATTTTGAGCACACAATAAAATCTTGTATGTTGCGTTTTACTAATGTTAACTAAATATAAAAACTATGAAAAAATTAATTTTAACTATTTACTTTCAAATTGGAGTAAATATAATTGGGCTTCCTGAAATGCATAAGCATTATCTTTTATTAAAAACAGAAAAAGAAACTCCTAATTCTAAATCAGGTGAGGTTGTCAAAAAGGAAATGACTTATCGTGAATGGAGAGGTTTGAAAAAACAATCGGGATTCGTGTATTTAGCTTATCAAAAAAACTTTTCTCAATTCAATTAATTTTATATATTTGTATTGCCGTAGGAAAGCATTGAATTTAAGTTTTTTATTTTTTTAGTTAGTTAATCAAAACCCGAACTCCCGATAAAAAGGAGAGATTTGGGTTTTTTTTATATATTTGTTTCAAATTTTATGTATGGAACTTACTACGAAGCAAAATCATGCAATATACTACCTGAATGATAAAGTTACCAAAATGGTTCTTTTTGGAGGTTCTGCGGGTGGAGGGAAGTCGGTTATCGGTTGTTTGTGGTTGATGGAAATGTGCCAAAAATACCCAAAGACAAGATGGCTTATGGGACGAAGCAAGCTAAAGGCTTTAAAAGAAACAACCCTGAATACATTTTTTCAATTATCCCAAGATTTGGGAATATCAAACCAATATAAATTCAATTCACAAACAAATGTTATTACTTGGAATAACGGAAGCGAAATTTTACTTAAAGACTTGTTTTTGTTTCCCTCAGACCCCAATTTTGATTCATTAGGAAGTTTAGAGATTACAGGTGGCTTCATTGATGAAGCTGGGCAGTGTACTTGGAAAGCAATTCAGATTGTTCAATCACGTATGCGTTACAAATTGAAAGAGTACGGACTTATTCCAAAATTATTCATGAGTACCAATCCACAAAAGAACTGGGCTTACTCGGAATTTTACATGCCAAATAAAGAAGGCACCATTACTGAGGATAAAAAATTCGTTCAGGCTTTAGCAATGGATAATCCGCACCTTCCTGATAGTTATATTGAAACATTGAAAACATTAGACCATGCAAGTAGAGAAAGACTTCTTTATGGAAATTGGGATTATGAGGATAATCCTTATGCTCTTTTCGAGTATGCTGATATTTTAGGAATGTTCACTAGCGAATGGGTAAAACCTACTCAAGACAGATTTATTACTGCGGATATTGCATATACTGGTTCGGATAAATTTGTTATTGTTGTTTGGGCTGGTCTTGTTGCTGAGAAAATAATCGCTATCGATAAGATTGACGATACTATGATTTCAAAAAAATTGAACGAATTAAGGATTCAGTATCGTGTTCCAATCAAAAATGTGATTTATGATGCCGATGGATTGCAGACTTTTACAAGATATTCTGCAAGTTTTGGGGCATTATCGGGAGCCACTGGTTTTAGAAACAATGGCAGACCAATAAAAGTTTCGGGAAAAACAGAGAATTTTAAAAATCTAAAAGCCCAATGTTATTTCTATTTTGCCGATTTGGTAAAAGATGGAAAAGTTCTGATTCAGGATAAAACATTCAATAAGCAGATAATCGAGGAATTTGAACAGATAAACAGAAAACCATTATCTGATGATGCGTTGATTGCAATGGAAAAGAAAGATGATGTAAGGGAAAGATTGAAACGAAGTCCTGATTTTGCCGATGCTATTATGATGCGAGCCTATGCCGAAATAAAAGGGAAAACCCGACCAAGAATTTTATGGTAAACGATTATTGGTTAATTTTTTTGTTATTTGGAAAAATTTTTATATAAATTTGTAAATTAAATCCTCAAAATGATATTTAAAGACGATAACGAAGCAATCGAAGCGATTAAGAAACACGAAAAACTTTCTACTCAGTTTCAAAAAATGCGTGATGATTCCAAAGAACTCAAAGCACTTGTGAATGGAGAAGGATTCACTGATGAACTATTGGATAAAATTGAATTTATAGAAAGTGATTTGAAGGCGAAGGCGAGGATGAAATTTTCCCGAAACATCAAAGATACTTATGCTAGGATATTCCAACCTATCGATAACATTTACTATGCTACTGGCGGTGTTAAAGAATATGAAATCGAGAATACAGACCTTAAAAAAACATACCTTTCTAAAATTGCTTCTATCAGGGATGGTAAATCTTTGTCGGAATGGGTACAAAACAAAGGAGTTCAGATATTAAATACCGACCCTAATGCGTTAATCTTTTTAGAATACACCACTAAGCCTAAAAAAGACATTTATCCTACTTACAAAAGCATTAATTCTATTCGTTATTATGAGTCAAGGGGACAAGCAGTAGAATTTGTTTTGTTCGAGCCATTCACTAAAGATGAAAAATCTTACTATAGAATTGTGGATGATGTATGGGATAGAACTTTCCAAAAAGAAGGGAATGATTTTATCCTACAAACTGAACTTTCTTTCAAGCACCCTTTTGGACAATGCCCTGCAATAGTTGGCTCCAATGTTTCTAATGTTGGTGAAAGCACAAAACTTCCTGCAATTCACAATATCGTTGACCTTTCAAAAGAATTGGCTCGTGACCAATCTATCCTTACACTTTTTAAGATATTCAAAGGACTTCCATTGTTTTGGAAAGTGGTTCAGATGTGCGGTGATTGCTACGGAACTGGGAAAACTGGCGAAACAAAATGTAACACTTGTGATGGACACGGGAAATATAAAGGAAAAAACGATGTAACGGATGTTATTGAGGTTCCGTTACCCGAAGGAGACGAAAAACTGCTTACTGGGGAAAACATAGGAGGCTATCTTTCTCCTGAATTGGGTACTTGGACAAAATTAGAAGAAACAATTGCTATTTTGGAGGAAAAAATGTACAAATCACATTGGGGAACCTCTTTTGGGATGCGAGTGAATGGTAATGTTGAAAAAACGGCAACTGAGGTAATTTTTGATAAGCAACCTTTCGAGAATCAATTGAATAAGTATGCTGATTATGTTGAATATGTAGAGTGGAAGCTATCGGAATGGATTTTGAATTTTTATGATACTTCGAAATCCGATAAAAACGAAAGCAAGGTAACAATAAATTTAGGCAGAAGATACATCATAGAAAGTTATGATGTTTTACTTACCCGTTATGAGTTGGCAGTAAAAGCCCAAAGTAATAATACGATATTGGATAAACTTTTTGAAGAATTTTTGCATTCTAAATTCAGGAATAATCCTATCGATTTACGTGCCAGCTTAATAAAAGCTTCTATCGAGCCGTATTTGCACACTACACTAGATAAAACTTTAGAAATATTCGGAAACGAGCAAGCCCAACGAAAAGTTTTGTTTCAGAAGTTTTGGCAAACGGTTACGAGTTATTCAGATTCAGAAAAACTAAGCCAAGAGTTCGAAACTTGGTTTAAAAATAATAAAGTAACTATTCCGACAAAAATAGTACCTTTGAATTAATCTAATTTTAATTAAACTATCATATTATGGCACAAGGAAGAATGGTAAATGTTTATAGGCTCTATAAACTTTCAAAAGGAGTGGGAAATACTTTCTCAAATGAATTTAAAAAAATAGAACGTGATTTGCACGTTGTAACCAATGATTATGCGGAATTAATTAACCGACATTCAACAATTAATGGTTTGCTCTATGAAATTGATGAAAAAGCATCTGAACTTTATTGGAAAAAACTTCCTTTTGATGGTGTTGTTGCCGAAAAAGTTGCTGAATCACCGAAAACAGAAGTGCCCGAACCTACAATTGTAGATGATAAAGTAGAAAAAGTTGCGGAAGAAAAACCTGCTGTTACTAAAAAACTAGGATTTAAAAAATAATAATCTAAAACAACCTTAAATTAAACTATTATGGCTTTAGAAAATATTACGGAATTAGAACAAGCATTTGGATTGGAAGAAGGTAAGCTTGCTGAAATGATTACATCAGAGGAAAAACATTCTATTGATTTATCAACATTACTTATTGAGCCAAAAGCAGTTTATGAGGAAAGAATTGCTAATATCAAAACAACGTCCTCTCAAATGGCAAAAGAAATTGCTATTAAAAAATTAAAAACAAATCTTGGATTAGAATTTGAAGGAAAAACAGAAGAAAACTTAATTGAAGCTGTAAAATCAAAATTCGAAACAATTAAATCAGAAGTTATTAAAGACCCTGAACAAAGATATGTTTCTTTGAAATCAGATTTTGATAAATTGCAAGGAAATTATACAGAACAGGTAAATAAAGTGGTAGAATTGGAAAGTTCTTATGCTAAAAAGGAAAAAACTGCAAAAATACAAAATGATGTTTTTAAATTTATTCCTGAGAATACTCTAGTTTCATAAGAGTGAACAGCGTAAGCTTCTCCGTCTATAGGGTTCAATACATTTGTGTACTCATTCTCTTTTGTAGAAACACCGATACGGTTTTGTTTTGGAATCCAAGGCAATGTAGCAACAGTACCATCAGGAACCACTAACCAAAAACCTTTAGAGTAAGCAGAAACCAATGCTCCAGCCAAAGCCCCTAAACCAATAGAATGAACAAATGTTAATCCGTTTAATTCAAACTGATAAGAAAGATTGGCACTATTTCCGCCTCCTTGATTTTTTTGGTAAAGAAATTTACCATAAGAAACAGAATCACAGAAAACAGTTGCTCCTTTTGGATATTTATTGGCATCCAATGCAATTTCAGTAGTCTGAACCGCTAATGTTTCGTTGATTACTGGAATTTCGAACACTTTATCAACTGCATCTAAAGTTCCATTATACGTAGCAACGTTTACAGTAGAACGGTTATTGAACAAATAAGCAGTAGCCAATGTTTCATATCCTTCCATGAAGTTAGCGATAATATCACTTAACTCCTGATTCATTTGTTCTTGCGCATTATAAAGGCTGTTATCAGCTTGTTTTAATGACATTGCAAATTTATCATCGTAAGTAACCCAAGTAGGAGTAAGTACCGCAGTATCTCCATGTGTACCAGTATGGTTGTGTGTTCTTCCACCAGTACCCAATGCTCTTGCGGAACGTTTTGCGTAGTTGGTTTCGATTGTTCTGTCCTCTCTTACACGAAGTTCGTTATAATTAGGGAACATGATTGCTGACATTGCTTTTAAAGCCAAATATGTAGCGGGAGTTCTGAATCTTAATTCAGATGATTGAAAGGCTCCAAGTAATTTTGCTTGTGCTTTCACAAGGTTTGCAGTCGTGCGATTTGCCATTGTGATAATTTTTTGTTGTTAATATTCGTTTTAAATAATAGGCTATACCGCCCGAATCCGAATTAACATTACCGCAATTCAAGGCAAATATATAAAATTAACCTTATAAAATTAAAAAGCCCCCGATTTTTTTTTCAGGGGCTGATATTATTTAACGAATCTACGTCCTTTACTCGTATATTTTTTGAGATATTTTTTGTTCTCGGTTTTGGCTTTTTCGTAATCCATGATTGCTTTTTGTCTTTCGAAAATAACTTCCTGTTTTACTATTTTTGCTTTTTTACCAAAGAACAGTCCGAAAAACCATTCTATAAATCTCATTATTACAAAGTTAGGGTTCCTTCTTTGATTCTTTTCGCCATTTCAGAATTTTTCTTTTCATGGCTCCAATCGTTTTTCTCTGCTTCTTTTTCAAAAGCTTCAAAAGAACCAGCTTTTTTAGGTGGAGTATCATCACCTCCGCCTCCACCGCCTTCAATTGGCTTTAGATATGGAGTAATAAAAGATTTTATCCAAGACTCCAATTGAACAGGAGATAATGTTTTTTCGTCTTTAATAATTTCGCCTTTAGAATCTTTAATAACTGTATTTCCGTCCTCCACTTCAAATGTAAATCCTTTTTGATTTGCTTCAATAAGAATCGTATTTTTAGATACTAAGGTATTTTCAGGAATGTGTTTAAATACATCATTTTGAATTTTTACAGTTTTTCTCTCGTTATCAAAACTTGCTTCAAGTTGTGTTCTTTTGTTAGTTTCTTCTTGTAGGTTTGCTTGCAGTTTCTCAAAGTCAGTTTTAAGGGCAACATATCTTTGCTCAGGGTCTTTGATTACTTCCTCTTTAATCGTTTCAAATTTCTTTGTCAACGCTTCCACAAGATTTTCCTCAGTTTTCCCTTCAAAATCCAATCCCAAAGTAGTTTTTATTTTTTTGATAGCAACTTCTTTTGCCATCGTTGAAGAACTGGTCTTAATGTTCGCAATCCTTTCTTCATAGATTGATTTTGGCTCTATGAGTAATGATGATAAATCGATAGAGTGTTTTTCTTCCGATGTTATCATTTCAGAAAGTTTCCCTTCTTCAAGTCCAAACGCTTGTTCAATTTCAGTAATATTTTCTAAAGCCATAATAGTTTAATTTAAGGTTGTTTTAGATTATTGTTTTTTGAATCCTAGTTTCTTAGCAACAGGAGGTTTTGCATCTGCCACTTTTTCTACTTTATCCTCTTTTTCTTCTTTGTCATCTACAATCGCAGGTTCAATCACTTCTGTTTTCGGAGCTTCCGCAACTTTTTCAGTAACAACACCATCAAAAGGCAGTTTTTTCCAATAAAGTTCAGATGCTTTTTCATCAATTTCATAAAGCAAACCATTGATTGTTGAATGTCGGTTAATTAATTCCGCATAATCATTGGTTACAACGTGCAAATCACGTTCTATTTTTTTAAATTCATTTG